ACACATTGAACTGTCCGTTGGGCAAAGGTGGTGGCTCGTAGATGTAAGTTTGACCTGAACTGGTAGCGTTGACTGCTTCAAACGGCATGTTGACACCATTGACTGTGGCCGTGAAAGGTACCACTGGAAGATAGCCAGGCACTAGATTAATAGCGTATTCTTGTGTGTCTACTCCCAAGATCACTTGGTCGTTGCCAGGATTGCCAAAACGTTGTGTGTTGACCAAGGCTGCGTTCACAATGCTGGTGAATTGTTCTTGCCAGTTGAGATTGCTAGGGTCTGCCCAGTTCACTGTGATGTTGGCAAGATTCACACCATTGTAGTCTTGCACATTTTCTGTGGTTTGCACACTGAATACTTTGAGATAGCCCGAAGCTTCAGTGTTGCGCAAAGGAGTGTAACTGACCAAGTTGGCCAATTTGATCACGGAGTCACGACGTTCGGCCGTGTCCATGTAGTTTTCACGTGTGTTTAGATCAGATCTAAAGGCCAGTGACTGACCCATAAAGGCCATGACATCCAGCAAGGCAATAAATTCAGATGATTCAATGTAGTCATTGAATGTTTCTGGATAGTATAAGCGCAGATAATCAACAAAACTTTTACGTAGTGTTTCAAAATCGTAACTTTGAAAGTCAGCTTCTCGGTAGGTCTGATAGATTCTTTTCCAATCTTCAACGCCAAAAATTACTGTCTGTCTCGTAGTTGTTGCCATGTCGCTTCCTATTTTTATTATTTATGGGCAAAATAAACTGGGTAGTTAAACGTAGGTAGCGACCCCTTGACTTTGATCAAAAAATATACTTAATAGTTTGGCATCTTGTCCAGCCACTGTTTGCAGTGCTAGTTGTATGAGTAATCCATTTTGTTGTGGAAATACCTGTAGAGATTTCACGTATACTCGGGGATCTCCTGCTACCACTCGTTGTATTTCGTTATAAACACTGGTCAATGTTTCCTGTGTTTGATTTTCAAATAAATTATTCCAAAGCGTGGTGCCGTAACCAGGACGACCTACTAACTGACCTTGACGAATATTAAAAGCATTCAACAGATCAATTTTGATCAGATCAAAATCAACCACTGTGAAATTTTTATATTGATTTATAGTGTTGAATCCAATGAATGTTGCCATGATGTATTTAACCGAAGAAATCACTGACAGCACTGCTGATATCATTGGATGCAGTGTTAATCACGTTGTTGATGGTGGATTGTGCTTGATTTTGCAAGTTATTCAATACATTCTGCGCTTGATTTATGTTATTGGTTGCGGATGTGGCCTTGGCTGATTGATATTCAAATACAGGAGTAGGTATCAATTTACTGCCCAATATCTTGGTCACTGCCACATCCACAGTGTTACGATTCACTGTGTTGGTAAATCCAGCAGCCACTTTGGTTTGTCCTGACAAACCTCCTCCGCCACCAAAGCCGCCTAACAAATCCCCTACTCCAGGAATATCGCTCAGTGATGACAGTGCACCCAACCCACCACTGCCGCCCAGCAGGCTGCTGATAGCACTTCCTACACCAGATCCTCCTAGCAAACTGGTAATATCACCAGTGGCCAAAGCAGTGCCAATTTTAAGAGCAGAATTGATATTTTTGGCATCACTGCTACTGATACCTAGTGCCTTTTCTGCAAGACCCAGGCCAGCACCGGTTAGCAAACTGGATGGGTCACCAGAAAGTATATTGCTGATGTTAGTTGATGCGTTGTCAATGAAATCCGTAACATTGTTGATACCATTGTCGAGCGCATTGCTGATAGAATCGCCAATGTTGTTGGTAAGATTATTGAACACATTTGATGGATCCACTGAGTCTGATGCAAAAGTAGCTGATTTGGCCAGAGATGAAATATTGGTGTTATTGTTGGTACCGTTGATCAAATCATTGAGCCCTGTAGTGGCTGATTTTATAACAGAATTGGTAACTTGATTTACAGTGCGATTTACAGTGTTGTTGATGTAATTAGAAACATCTGGATTTAGCCCCACAGACTGTGCGGCTCCGGTTATCCAATTGTTTACTGCCACTGTGCCAAATTTGCTAGCAGTGGCTATCAATCCTGCAGTTGTGCCAGTTACTGCACTGTTGATTGCACTGGTACTGTCATAGGTAGAACTGTAGGCTTTTGCAGATATATTGTTGATAGCACCTGTGGACAGAGTAGATAGTTGAAATATTGGACTAGCAGTCAGTGCCAGCACTGGGCTGTTTGACAATGCAGATTGCACCACACCAGGAACCGACAGTGCAGAATTTATTGCCAAACCCAGTGTAGATATCTGTTGTAGTCCACTTTGAGTATATACTTGTCCTTTGTTTACACTTGCGGCTGGAGTTGCAGGTGGAGCAATGGTGCCAGCAGCAGTCAAGCTATTGTAGGCATTTTTCATCAAAGTGGCCTGAGCTTTGTTCTGCATTAACGGACTGGCCTGAAGATCAGCCAACGAGTTTATGCCATCTTTTCCAGTCCACACTCCGGGTGCACTCAGTACCTGGACAAAATTGCTAGCAGTGCGTTTGACATAGTTGGGTCCAACTGGACCGTCCCAGGTGATAAAATTGGTCCATGTAAACACATGACCAGTGCTGAATATGCCATAGTATTGATATTCACCTACTAGTCCTTGACTGTCACCAATGGGAGGAATTTTTCCATTGCCATCAAAGGTAGACGGACCGCCTTGAGTAAATCCGTTGGGATTGATACTGGAGCTGGTGATATCCAGGGTGTTCCAAAGTTCAGTGCTATCGGGTTTGAGAATCTGAGCTGCAATACCAGCTGGACCATTGTTGTTGGTGATACTTATTTCGGCTAGATATGATCCAGCCGGTATATGATATGTTGTTGAACCCACTGTGCGAAAATCTGCCCAAGAAAAAGTGCCAATTCCAGTTATAGTGATACTGCCTTCGTTGTCTGTGCTCAAGTTTATTGTGTAGTTGCCAGTCACAGGAAAAGTCAAGCTGAACCAATAGGTGTTAGTACCAACCCATTGTGGCCCGCCTGTGATTACCAAATTGTTGGATCCGTCTACCCACCGACCACCGTTGGTCCATACTGCGTATTGGTCCATGAAACTGCACCACTGAGGATCCGTGGTGGCTTTATACCAGCCACCAATACTCTGCCATTTAAATGTAGTGCCTGGCACTCCAGTCACATAATAATACACTGCTTCGTGATCTATAGGAAAAGTAGTAGGACCTGTGACGCTTTCTTCATAGGGAGTGATAAACAAACTGATTCCGGGTTTTAGATATCCTGCTTGTTCCAGCTGCGAAGCGTCAAATCCATATTGCCCCACACCCCCAGACAAAGGCGGTGTTGTAGTCACAGTGGCAGGTTGATCAACAAAATTTATAATCTGAGATTGCACGGCCTGGACCTGAGTTGAACTCAGTGGACCAATTGGAGGTGCATATAGATTTGTGCCATTGTTGTAGCCAGTGCTATCCGACACAATTCCCACAATGTTGCCAGTGTTGACTGGATTTTTCAATGGAACATTAATGGTGTTAGCAACCGCAGACGAAGTTAAAACTGGAAGTCCACCATAAACTGCCAGTATAGTAAAATCTCCACTGCTGCTGGCGCCGTTGTTATTGCCTGTTCCGCCGCCACCAAGCGCACCAGTGCCGCCACCGTCTCCGTAGCCATTATTGCTGACGCCACCTATGTAACCATTTCCTGGGCCACTGCCGTTGTTGAATCCACTGCCAGAACCAAGAGATGCATTGCCCCAGTATCCGCCAACTCCTGCAGTGCCACGATCCAGTCGACTCAATTGAAATTCAACAGCATTTGAAGCCACACTGGTCAGTGTTTGACCAGGTTGAACTCCTGCTAAACTACCAGCGGCCACTTGCGAATAAAAAATTGCATCAGCCTGACCCTGCATGGTTCCAGTAGGAGCTCTCAACACATAGTTGTCTCCAGACGCTAGGGTATATTTGAATATGGCCATGATTAGTTGTTACCAGAATCTGTATTAAATGTATTTACTGCATCAGTCACTGCCGACGATACTGCATCAGTGGCAGATATACTTACACCATTTGGCAGGGTTGGTGCTCCGGGCGGTGATGTGGGCTGTGAGGTACCTAAATTTATACTGGCCTGCACGCCTTGATTGTGATAAGGATAAGGCTCGTGTGTGGGTGCTCGTGTCACTGCACTGGTCAATCCTGTGGGATTCACAGTCCAACCAGTGGTTGCATTGAACTGCACATCGGGTTGTTCGTAATTGGTTATGCCTGTGGGTGCACTCACTGGCAAGGTAGGTCCACCGTTTAAGAACATGATACCACCACTCAAGCTCAGTGTGGCTCCTGCTCCCCAACTGCCTATAGAACTGCTCAATGCCAAACTGGTACCAGCCTTGATACCCATGGCATTGGTAGCAAATATTGTCATGCTGCCTTTGTTGGCAAGGTTAATATCACCATCACTTTGAATAGCAGTATATCCTTTGCTTTTGAGATTCATAGTGCCGCCAGCATACATATTGATGTCTTTGTCAGCGTGAAAGTTTAGTGTGCCTTCTGTGCGTAAATTTATACTGTTGGTTGAATACACATCCAAGGTGCCTTCCTGACCCAGTTCAACCCAGGTCTGTCCATTGGCATGACAGATGTAAAATGCATTACCATCATCGCTCATGGTAATTTGATGACCTTTGGCTGTTCTGATACGCACCAAATTGTTGTTGCCGTTGACATCACCGTCGTCCATGACAAAGGTATGACCACCACGGCGGCCAATCACATTCACACTTTGTGGCGTCAACTTGGCTATGTCTTTTTCAGCAGCCGCATCGTCTACACCGCCTTGATAAATTGGGCGACCTGGAGTGCTTATGCCATAACAGTTGCTGGGACTTTCACGTTGACTGCTGGAAGCAATAGGACCACGTATGGGATCATTGATCAAACCTTGTTGGAACATGGTAGCTGCCACAAAACTGTGCACTGGTTTGACTTGATTGAACACTTGAGGATCATCTGCAATTTTGAGATTTTCTGAATTGATCTCAGTCACTGGCAAGGCTGCAGATCCATTGAAATATGCAGCCTGCGAAGCATTTTGCACATTGGCCTGTGCTTTGGGTGCTGAGCCAATGGCTGGAATCATATGATTCAATCCGTCTTCGGGCACACAACCAATGTAGTAGCCTTTGCTGGGATCGCCTTCTACAAATATACAGATCACACTGACACCAATGTCAGGAGGAGTAAACCACATGCCATAACTTTGTTGATTGCCCGGAACATAAGTGCCGGCGCCAGCACTGCTACTGGCCTTGGGTGTGATACCATAAAACGGCGTCATATAACTCACAG